ATCTCCAGAAAAGTTTATAAACACACAAATTCCAAAATATGAGGCTGCTTATATAGCAAAATCTTATTTACAGCAATCAAACCAATTGTTTGTATCAAGAATTCTTGGTCTTTCTGGTTATGATGCTGGTCCTTCATGGTCAATCAAGATTAATGCTAATATGAATCCAGCAACGGTTTCATTATCTAGTTGTACGACTTACTGCTCTCTTGGTGAATACTTAACAAGTGGTTGTACAGTTCAGGCACCTGTTACATTCACAATTAATTTTACGGGTGATACTTGCTCACTTAGTGGAATTGTAATTAGCGGTGATTCAAATTACGACAGTATTATTGCTCAATATGCTACAAGCGAATATGAGCAGTTTAATGGAAGTATTTCAACATTAGAAGAAGATTTAAAAGAACAAATCTTTGGTGTAATGAGTTCAACCGGTACAAGCGGAAGCTCAGTTTACTACTTCGGTTCTATTCCGGCTTCAGCAACAACCGTTTCACCATTAAGTGCTTACACAGCTTCAACAAATGTGGTTAACGTATTTAGTGTTGCAGACCCTGTTAGCTTGAATCAATTAACATCAAGATTAAATGATTCTTGGTATTTTGCAACATTTAACCAATTTGCGCCTAATGTAACCGTTCTTCCTAATGGTGAGTCGGTAACACCTAACTATTCAGGTATTTCATTCTACAGTGTTGTGGATAGTTTAGTATTCTCAGGTCAAGTATGTACAACAGCGTCTACATCAACCACAACATCAACAACAACCGATCCTTGTGCTGCACCAATACCTTCGCAAACACCTGTTGCTCCGGTAGTTACATGCTGCAATTACTTTACAGGAACATTAACAGGTACAATTTACACATTATTTGGTAAACAATTTAATGATTACCAAGATTTAGTTGTTGCAACATTAAGATCTAGAGGTGTTGCTGATTATGTATCAAGTAATGGACCTGTCTATGAAATATCAACATTAAATTATGTTGGTCTTGACTGTACAACAGATTCTTATGAATTAGTTCAAAAAAATCCTTTCTTACCATTTGCAATTAGTGGTTTTACTGATGCTGGTCAATACTTTAACTTTAAAACATCATTAAGCAATACAGATAAGAACTTCATTGATAGAGTTCTTGGTACCAGTAACTTTAGCAAACCTAAAACTGAAGTTCCTTTATTTGTTGAAGAAAATTATTCAAACTTATTAACATATGGTTGGAATAAAGGTTATGTAAGAGGATTACAGTGTGATTTATTAACATTAGATAGTGCAAGAAGCAATGATGGAAATTCAATCGGTTGGTACCTTGATAGATATCAGACCCCGATTACTCCGTTTATCGTTTCTGAATTAAGAGGTAATAAAGTTTACAAACTCTTTAAGTTCCACAGTATTTCAGATGGTACAAACGCAAATACGGAAATTAAGATTTCAATAGCTAATATTTCATTTGCAAATGGAACATTTGACATCTTGGTAAGAGATTATAATGATACTGACCAAAATCCTGTTATAATTGAAAAGTTCTCAAATTGTAGCATGAATCCTTCTCTTAATAACTTCGTCGCTAAGAGAATTGGTACTGTTGATGGGGAATATGAACTTAAATCAAAGTATGTTATGGTTGAATTAAGTGATGAATATCCCGCTGATGCATTACCTTGCGGTTTCGAGGGTTACTTAATGAGAGAATATGATAATGAAACATCTCCGTTTGTTGTCTACAAAACAAAATATGATTTTCCGGGTGAAGTTATCTACAATCCTCCGTTTGGTACATTAGCTGGCGCTGAAGATTCAATCACAAGTGGTGGTGATAGAGTAAGAAACACATATTTAGGTATTTCTTCGGATATTCCGGTTGACCCTGATTTCTTCTACTACAAAGGTAAGAAAAATGTTTCATCTGTTGAGCTTTGCACAAGTGAAACATCAGATTCTTGGTTGTACCTAACAAAAGGTTTCCACATGGATTCTGGTGCTAGTGTTATAAATATTTCTTCTGATTATATAACATCAGGTAAACCCGCGTTTGATGTTGGTGTGACTACATTCAGAAGCGAACCCACATCAGCAAATGACCCCTACTACAAATTACAATCTCGTAAGTTTACTCTCTACTTACAAAATGGTTTTGATGGTTGGGACATTTATACCGAATCAAGAACAAATACCGATAGATTCCAATTAGGTGGTTCTGGTTACCAAAATGGTGCTTGTCCTTCAGTTAGATACCCTGATGCAACCGGTGTTGGATTGTTAAAGCAAATCTCCGTAAATGACACATTTACCGATTACGCTAACACAGACTTCTACGCTTACTTGTACGGTATCAGACAATTTGCTAATCCTGAAGCAACTTCGATTAACGTTCTTGTAACTCCGGGTATTGATGTTGTAAATAACTTACAATTAATTGAGGATACAATTACAATGGTTGAACAAGAAAGAGCGGATTCGCTTTATGTCATGACAACTCCTGACATGAATATGTTTGTTCCGACTGCTTCAGATCCTGCTGATTTCTACACACCAACAGATATTGTTGACCAGTTAGAATCTGCAAATATTGACTCTAACTATACAGCAACTTACTATCCTTGGATTCTTGTTAAGGACACGGTAAACAATACTCAGGTCTACATTCCTTCTACGGGTGAAGTTTGCAGAAACTTCGCATTAACCGATAATATCGCATTCCCTTGGTTCGCAACCGCTGGTTACACAAGAGGTATCGTAAATTCTGTTAAAGCAAGAAAGAAACTCACTCAAGAAGATAGAGATACCTTGTATCAGGGTAGAATTAACCCGATTGCAACCTTCAGCGATGTTGGTACCGTAATTTGGGGTAATAAAACTCTACAAGTTGCTGAATCTGCTCTTGATAGAATCAATGTTAGAAGATTGTTACTACAAACAAGAAAGTTAATTTCCGCTGTAGCTGTAAGATTGTTATTCGAACAAAATGATAGCAAGGTAAGACAAGACTTCTTGGATGCTGTTAATCCGATACTTGATTCGATTAGAAGAGATAGGGGTCTATACGACTTCAGAGTAACGGTCTCATCAAGTCCTGAGGATTTAGATAGAAATCAATTGGTGGGTAAGGTCTACATAAAACCAACAAAAGCCCTAGAATTTATTGATATTGAATTCTTGATTACCCCCGCTGGTGCAAGTTTCGAAAATATCTAAAATAAAATAATTAAGAAAAACCCCCTTCAGAAATGAGTGGGGGTTTTTTCTTTTTTAAAAATTTCATATATTTATGAGTAGATGTGTTAGTCACATTTAAATAAGTTTTACCATGAAAATAGAATTAATTTGTAAAAATTGTAATAATTCATTTATTACTGAATATAAACACAGAGACAAAAAATTCTGTAATTTAACTTGTTATATAGATTATGCTAAAAAAAATAAATTATTTGGTCGTGAAAAAGATGATTCTACTAGAGAAGAAAGAATTTGTTTAGAGTGCGGGGTAACATTTATTGAGCGTAAAAAATATGATAGGAAATTATGCTCAGATAATTGTCGTAATTTGTGGAACGCAAGAGAAGAAAATAAAAATCTTAAAAAAGAAAAAACTCAAGAAGCACTGTTAAAAAAGTACGGAGTTAAAACAATGTTTGATTTACAATCATTTAAAGATTCTAAAAAAAATATTTTTATAGAAAAATATGGTGTAGATTCTCCAATGAAAGTTCCTGAATTTGTTAATAAATTAAAAAAAACAATATTACATAAACATTTAAAAACATTAATTAAAAAACTTAATGAACATGATTTAATCTTATTAGATGAGTATTCAGTAAATAAAAATGGTAATACTTCTAAGTCATATAATTTTAAATGTTTAAAATGTGATAACATCTTTTCAAGTACCGTTTTAGGTTGCGGTAAAATACCTATTTGTAGAAAATGTAAACCAATTGTTAAAAATTCAGCTCTTGAGCAAGAAATAAAAGATTTTTTAAATAAAAATAATATTAAGCATATTGATAATAATAGGAGTTTATTAAACGGATTAGAAATTGATATTTTTATTCCTGATTTTAATCTTGGAATTGAAATAAATGGTAATTATTATC